ATTTCTAACTTTTCTACGAAGATCAATTAGAAGCCTTCTAACATTGACTCTATCAAGTGCTGATGCTCTTGCAAGCAGTGTCTTTTGACCGTACACAACAGGACCAATAGAACCAGGTAGGGTTGTGATAGGATTGATGTCATTGCTATAGAGCACATCAAGATTGTCTCTGTTAAGTTTTGTCTGCACTTCAGACACTGTTGAGAGAGCACCTCTTGTAAATCCTGCAGGGGCAAACCAAGGATAAGCCAACGCATCGTTTACAGCAAACGCACCCAATACAGCAACTGAAGGTGGGCAGATAAGATTTGTTCTTGTGGTGGGATCTGTCATCACAACATCAGGGAAGTAAGCGGCTGCGAAGGAAGTATCAAGACTTCTATTTTTCAGACCATTTGCTGTGAGTGAAACTGATACTGTTTCGGCAGATGAAGTTACAACAGAGTCAGATGTGTTTCTTTCCTCTATATCCATGATGTAAATTGCATCAAACCTATTAGTAACAGCATCAATTGCATAATCGGTAATACCAGGTTCTCTAATTCCGGGGATTGCAAGAATTTGGATGTCAGCAAAAGATTTATCAGCAAGAATATCGATTGCTTTACGGTATGCTGAAACTGTTGCACCGGCAGGACCACCTTGTGTTGCTACATAATCCATCTCTCTGGCTGCTGCATTATTGAGCAGATTAGATCTATCGGTATTGAAGATGTTTGTACCGTTAAATCCACCTTGAACAAAGAATGAGAACTTAAGGAATTTTCTTGTAGTAAAATCAGTGAAGTCATTCATCTCAATGAATCTGTTGAATGATCCAAGATTTCCATTTCTTGAATAACTTGCAGATGCCCATAGAGTGGGTGAAGGATAACCTGTTAATGATGATGTGTCAGCGACTCTTACCTTGGTTAAGGTAAAGAGATTATTATTGTAGGTATCAGCCCCTGTATCAATCCAAGGATCAGCGGAAACTGTGAAGTAATTGCTGAAGTACTTGGTTTGTGAAACAATTGTGTTGTCAGTGTAAGTATTTTTATTGGGCTCAGAAGTTGAGTTATTGACTTCAAATTGCACACCCCAGTGCAAGTAAGGTGTGGCAGTTGCAGCGGTTCCAGCACCAAGAGCAATTGTTCTTCTCATAGGAACAGGAAGCATTTTCACATTATTGATTTCAGCAAGCTGATTTGCACCTGCAATATTGAGGTAATTAACACCTCTAAATCCTACTGGAAGAGCATTTGCAGGAACTTCCTGATTTTCAACTTCAGCAGGAATTTCAAGCCTGATGTAAGATGAAAGATTAGGATAATTTCCTTCAACAACAAGTTTTTGTGCTCCTGTTGCTCTATCAAAATCATAGTAAGTTTTTGTATCGCCAATAAGCTTACCAATGTAGCGGTCAGACGCAGGATTTAGTGTAAGTCCAATGAAGTTTTCAAGAACCTGAGGAACATCATCGGTGTCACTAAATTCTCTAACGAAGAGATCAAAGCTACCGTATTCTGATGTGGGATCGGTTGATGGTGTGATATTGCTAATTGAAATCTTAAATTTCGTGTTAGCATAAGCACCGTCATCAAGTGCATGAATCTTGAAAAGATTAGATGCGGCACCACCAAAATCCTGTGAGATAACCCAAGGTGAGAACGCTGTCTGGAATCTATCTTCAAATCCTTCAAAGTTAGGAACCGTTGCAGAACCTGTATTGAAAGCTTGTGATCCTGATAGAATAAATGCTACTTCTTGGCGTGCATCAATCACATTGATAGTGCCATCATCTGTTACCACACCTGTTCCTGTAAGAACAAGGTAAGGACGATATGCATCATATGCTGTGTAAAGATAGTGACCTGCTTGCTCTGTCTTTGAAGGATCAGTGTTGAAAACTTCAGCAAAGTAATTTGGAGCTTGTGGATCAAAAGACGCAGTGATAACATTAGGATAAGTTGAAGTTGCCTTATGTCCACTTAGCAAAAGCACAAACTCTTGCAATCCTGTGACAGAACCATCAGTGTATTTCACGGTTCCTGTCATAAACCCATATGCTTTTGCTGGGACGCTTGTTGCAGGAAGTGAGTTATCAATGGAAGCTGCTGATGATGAGAGAACAGGAAGAACTCCTGAAGGTGCAAAGACAACACCTCTCAGAATGGGAACAGCATTTGCATTTGTTTGAGCTGCAGCTTCAGAAAGAATGGAAGTGCCATTTGATTCTGATAGGTAGCATCCTAAAAAGTATGTGCGTCCTGTGTAAGAACCCAATGCATAGGGATTTGCACCTAAGTCACCATTTGCCTGAACTTGCTGTGAACCCACAACAAATCCAGCATTCGTGACTTTGCCTGCATTATTTCCTGCATTGGAAGTTCTTTGATTTCCATCACCAACACCAAGGACTCTAACATAGGTGCCGGCCCTTGCCGTTCTAAACCATTCATTCATTGCAAGGGGACCAAATTTTTCACCATCGGTGGGACCAAACTTATTGACAAAGTCTGCATATGTGCCAAGAGTAACTGGAACAAATGCGGGTCCACGAAGTGATGTCCCAATAACACCTGCTGGCACTCCTTGTGGTGCTGCATTTGTGGGACCCGAGAGATCAATTTCTCGTGTTCCAACGCCTGGGCTCTTGTATGTAAGTTCTGCCATAGATGCTCCTAATCCTCTTTATTTATCACTCAAATGAGACGCCTGATGGCGTGATGACGAAATCAATTGCAATAAATTCGACAGTTTTTGTTGGAACTATCACAATTTTTCCATTAAGTCTATTCTGTTCAGCGTCCTGAGGTGTGTTATTTGTATCATCCATAATGACTCTGAACTTCTCAATACCTGCTTGAGCTTGAATAAGTGCAAGCTGTGGGTTTGCTGAAGCTATAAATCTTGAACGAACAGCAGGTGTATTTTGTTCAAAGAGAAGACCGCCTGCAACCTGGCTTATGACTCTCTTCACTTCAAGCAGAAGACGCCTAACATTGACTCTATCAAGTGCTGATTTCTTTAGCTGTAATGTTTTCTGACCGAAAATCACGAATCCGCCTGCGGGGAAGGTTGCAATAGGATTGATTCTTGCATCATACAAGGTGTCTCTGTCAGACTGGTTAAGCCTCACTTGAACATTGTTAACGAAATCAAGTGCTGCTCTATTGAAACCTGCGGGTGCAAACCAGGGGTATGCAACTCTGTCATTGAAAGCAATTGCCCCCAATGCAGCAACCGAGGCTGGAACTTTTACTCTACGCGAAAGAGCATTGTCTGAGATGTAAACATCGGGGAAGTAAGTGGCTGCATAGTTGTTGTCAACATTGAGCCCCACAAATGTTTCTGATGTCTGCCTTACTGATGGCCTTCTTCCAGTAGTGTCATCAAAGATCCTAAATCCTGAGTCGTCATATGCAGGAATATCTCTAATGTACATTGCTAATGAATAATCTCTTGCTGCATCCTGTGCATATGTTGTGACCAAGGAATCACGAATACCAGGAATTGCAAGGAGATTGATGTTAGATGAAATTTCATCTGTAAGAATATCAACAGCAGTTCTATAAGCATTGATGACATTGTTGCTTGTACCAGCACCTGCGGCATTGACATTTAATCCTGCTTCAATAGCACCAATGGCTTTACCGTTCTCAACACCAGATTCGGTTGATGAAGCTCTGTCATTCATTAGACGATTATCTCTGTCAAGAATGTTAAGACCATCAAAACCGCCGTAGAAAACAGTGGTAAACTTATTGAATGAAGCAAATCTATTAAATACAACAGATGATGAAGCAACCAGAGTTGCCATTGTTACTCTGTTGCTAGAGGCATAATTGACACGATAATCAACCGCTGAGGGTTGTCCATTTCTAACATAAGCAGCTTCACGCATATGCACTTCAGCTGTTCCTGTTACGCTAGAAATTGTTCCATTTGCAAGAGCCACCCTGGCAAGAGTAAACTTGTTTGCATTGAAAACATCGGCGGCAGATCCGGTTACAAGAACATCTTGCTTAAAGATACCCTGGAATTTTGTGTAGCTCTTCACAAGAGTGTTTTCAAGAGTGCCTGCATTGAAGTTAAGAACTGCATTATTTACTGAGGAGGTTGTGGGCATTGATTGAACAACCACACCCCAGTAGAAACGAGAATCTGCTCTTTCATTTGCACCAGGTGTTCCAATATTACCACCTGTTTCACTCATGGTTCCACGGGTGACTTTGTAACGGAATGGAAGGGGAGGAAGCACGGATGCTGTGAGGGGGAAATTACCTGAGGTTCCAATACCTGCGAGCCTGGTACCTCCTGTGAATGTTTCTCCTCCAAATGATAGAGATTGACCGTAATCTGTGAGAGAATCAACAGTCTTAAGAACAGGAATACCACGGAATCCGAAAGGAAGTGCTGAGGGTGGAACTTGTCCTGATTCCACAGCGGGATTCATCACAACCCTGATATTGACACTTCGATTAGGGTATTTACCTGAGATTAGAAGTCTACGCTCATTGCTATCATCAGCATCAAAGTTCCACCTAACTTTCTTATCACCAATTGCCTTTGCAATGTAGTTGTCTGCCTTAGAGTTAAGGCTTAGGGCAGGGTAGTACTCTAGACCTTGAGGATTAATGTCATCATCACCAAACTGTCTTAGAATAACATCAAATGTACCAAATGGCTGATCAGGATCAGTACTTGCCTGAATGTTTGCAATAGAAATCTTCAGTTTATCATTTGCATATTCACCATCCGAGATTGACTCGAAGTGGAAAAGATCATATTCGTATGATCCGAAAGGCTGTGAGATAAATGATGGTGTTTGTGGAGTTGTAAATCTTGTATCATACCGACCAAATGCTGTTCTGTAGTTTGAGCTATTTCCTGACAAGATTAATACTGTGGGATCGGTTACAGCTGTGCCAGTTTGAACAGGAACAAGATCTTTTTCAACAGGAAAATCGAGGTACAATAGGTGCTTTTTGGAAGCAAACAAGTCAGGGTCAGTGTTAAGCACTCTTGAAATGTAAGCAGAATCACCGGGATCCAATGAAGCAGTTAGGATCTTCACCCCAGCAAATCCATCATCTGAATCAAATGATGTCCCTGCGGCTGATGAAATAATGAGCTTAAATCTACGAGCAAGTCCGTTAGTAAGAGCATCAGGACCAAGTGAAGCTGTTAGCGCAGCGGGTGAGAAAGTTTTATCATAAGGAGCAACTTGAATTCTTGTTCCTGATGCTGGGAAAATCACTGCTCTTACAAGATTAACAGAGTCTCCACCATATCCGCTAATGCCAAATGTGGGATTGTCAGTGTAAACAGGAAATCCTTCACTTTCGGTAGGACCAGCTGATGAAGCTGAAACGTAGTGACGGGCAACAAGAAACTGGACGGTGCTATCGGAAAAATTAACACCATCAGCGGTTGAAGCGGCAGGAGTAATTTTAAACCCTGCATTTTTTACAGTTCCATTTGTGAGTGTGTCACTAATATCGGATGCATTTGAGTTGGCGCCGCCGCCCAAAACTCTAACGAATGTGAGTGATTGCTTATGCTTTAAGAATTCATTTACAGCATAAGGTGCAAATTGCTGTGGACTCATATCCCCAAATTTTGCAACGAAGTCTGTCATGTTTGCAAGTGTAACAGGTACAAATGCAGGTCCTTTCTGAGCCGTACCGATAACTCCGCCTGGAACTCCGACGGGCTGTTGGGCACCGGCAACGAGCTCGATCTCCTGCTCGTAAAAACCTGGGGATCTGAATGTTTGCTCGGCCATTATGGTTCTCCTAAAAGTTTCGTAACTCAATAACTAAGTATTACACACAATGTGCAATAAACGAAAAAATCACAACTTTCCGAAAATTTCAATTGAAATAGTTTGCTCACCCTTTTGAGGTACGGCATCTGTCACTTTGCCGATTACCTTGCCAGGTTTCCCTGTAATAGGATCTTTATCATAAACTACTTTTCTGGTTCTGGTTGCAATTTTTCCGACATTTCCAACTGCTGAATCATTTCCTTTAATATCACCAAAAACCCCGGATGCGTCTTCCCTATCGGCACCTGCGAGGAATTCAGCTTGTATTTTTCCGTCTTCACCAACCGATGCAGAGGGTCTCACGTTTTCATCTGTTGCAACATCGGAAAGAATGAATGGATTAACCTTCCCACTTACAATGGGTGTCTCCTGAGTCTTTGTGGTATCACCGATGTATGCACCAAAGGATATGGTAGGAGCTGATATGAAAGATCTTACTCCATTTGGAATACCATCGATTTGTGGTAAAACCAAATAACCAGGCACTTCTGCACTTATTGTAGCTTTAACAAGTCTTTCATCTTCACTAAAGCTGTCAAAGTTGTTGCCAGAAGAAAATGCTTGATCAAAATAAGCGACAAACCAATACCCTTTCTTGGTTGTTATTTTTATTGTTCTATGTCCATTGATGTAAGCACCCAAAAGGGTTGTCATCATATTGTTCAATTGTCCCACATATTGAGCCCAAAAAGTAATGTCATATTTTACTGTGAAGTACTTGGGCATAGGAATGACAATGGTCTCATACAAACCCTTCTTGAGATCGGGCTGTAAAAGTCTTCCTGTTTCTGTGTAGTAATCATCTTCAGCATTTGTAAGAACACCAGCTCCAGGACCTTTGGTGTTTTTCAGCCCTCTTGAGTTCTGAATTGCTTGCCACAGGGGATCATCATCGGAAATCCTCCTTTTGACTACCATTTCATTGAAAAATTCAGATACTCCCATTCCTTTGGTTGCCGTTTGTTCAACTCCTGATCTGGAGATTGAAATGATAGGAAGAATGAGAGAGCCGCTTTTATCTCTTAGCGGAGATTTTTTGGAAGCAAGGGCAAATCTTTCACCTGAAGCGAACACGATAGGAATTTTTCTAATTTCATCAGAGTCTTTAGATGCCCTGTATGTCAATGGTAGCACCTTGTCAAAAAGTTCAAAGAAAGCTCTATCAACATCTTCTATTCCACATGAAGGAACTGAGAAGTCTCTAGTGACATTGGAGCCCTCATACCCACTAGAGAGAATTCCAGGTGACTCAACTTTTTTATCATACCGTGTTTGTGTCATTCATCACCATAGAATGAGGAACCAGTGGAATCTTCAGTCACCCGTTTAGGACCCGTAATGGGAGCATCAAGAACTCCTTTCTCTTGTAAAGCCCTAACATCATTAGTAAGACCTTCAACATTGCTAGGAGCACCCCTCTGCTGTGAAAATGTATCCTGCACAGCAGAGGCATCAGTAAATTCCTCACCAAGGGGACCAATTGGAACTTTTCCAAT